AGGTTGGTGATCGACTATCTGAGCTATCTGGTAAACAGCTAGAAACTCTAGTCAACTTGCTTAACGCTGAAGTTAAAGCTCGTACATCAAGCACCTCAGAGTTTGAGACTAAGAAGTGCAAGAAGTCTAAGATTGACGATAAGCAACGTGGTCTTATTCGTCGCTTCCTCAACAACAATCGTTGGGTAACAGAAGACTTTTACGCTATCCGAGATAAAATACTGAACGACTAAACAACTGGAGACGACTAAATGGCTTGGTCATACGATCCTACAGATTTGGATACAACTACGGCCTCAGGTCGTCTCAATACCGTGCGTCTACTGGTTGGTGATACTAACACAGAGGACCAACAGGTTCAGAACGAAGAGATTACTTTCGGTCTGTCTCAGAATGGTGACAATGTTTACTACGCTGGGGCATGGATTGCTCGTGCTATCGCTTCTAAGTACTCCCGTCAGGTAACTACAAGTCTTGATGGTGCTTTGAAGGCTGACTACAGTGACCTTGCTAAACAGTATAAAGTCATTGCCGATGACCTTGAGTACCAAGGTAAAACTTCAGGTGCTGTGATTGGTGTCCTTGCTGGTGGTATCACTAAGTCAGGTATCGAAGCCGTTAGAGCTAACACTAATCGTGTTGAAGGTTCATTCCGCAGAGACCGTTTCAAGAACCCTCCGAGCTACCAAACACCAGAATACGAATAAGGAGCTAAAGTATGACCTTCCGCTCCTATGACCTGCTAAACCTTGTAAGAGACTTTGGTTCAGAGGTAACGCTAAGAAAGACTAGCACTGCTGGTAGTTACAACCCTGCAACTGGTGCTGTAACTGGCTCTGCTACAACAGATTATACTGTCAACACCTACTTCTTTAATTTCTCTGTGGGGCTTCCGATTGGTGATGAGGTTCGTCGTGGTTCTAGTCGTTGTGTAATCCCTGCGCTGGGCCTTGAGGTAGAACCTGACGATGAAGATAAGATCATCGGTTTGGGTAGCACCTACGAGATTGTGTCAGTCCAGACTATTTACAGTAACGGCTCTGCTGTTTGTTATATCTGTGAGGTCAAAGACTAATGGCACAGAGAAAAGGTGGTATACAAGCGACCTTTGATGGTATTAAGGGTAAGATCAACACTGCTGCTGCTCAGGGTATAGAGGAACGGCTGCAAGACATAGCTGAGTACGCTGTAAGTGTATCTCCTGTTGATACTAGCGCTTATGTCAAATCGTTCTCAATGCTACGGGCAGGTTCTGGTGGTGGCCGTAAGAGATCATCAGCTAATAAGCCCAGACAACAAAATCCAGAAGCTATGAAGCAAGAGGCCATAGGTCAACTATACAGTGACATTGAGGCTTTGAACGTAAAGCAAGACCTTGAAGATGGTAATGCTCGCTTCACTCTTCGTAATCGTTCTGGGCACGCTAGAGATGTAGAAGATGGTAATAACTGGAAACGTACAGACGGTTACTACGTCTTCACTAAGACTAAGAGGAAGTTCGGATAATGGCAAGTATCTATGATGACATTCGTGCTGCCCTTGAAGTTAAGCTCTCTAACGTATCAGGTATTCCTGACATCGCTTACGAGAATGTTTCTTACAGCCCCACAACAGGAACTCCCTTCGTCCAGCCAAGACTTATTCCTGTTTCCCGTAGGCCAGCCACTAGGGGTCTGAACCCACAGAATCGTTACGATGGTGTACTCAGAGTTTTTTGCTATACACCTGAAGGTAATGGGCCTGCTGCTGCTGACGACTTAGCTAATAAGGTCATAGATGCCTTTGATGCTGCAACAGACATCTCTTTTACTAATGGAAGTGGTGATACAGTCATTGTCTCTGTTGACTACGCTGAGAGAGATAATGGATTTGTAGACAGCCCTTGGTATTACGTTGCAGTGAATATCGGCTGGTACATCTACTCATAAAGAAAGAGAGAATATGCTTAAAGCATCTAAGAATTTTGCCTATTCAGGTAAGACGTACTTCGTCGGTGATGAAGTCCCCGCTAATGTAGCTGCGGCTGTTGACGCTTCCTTTGTAGTTGGGACAAAGTCCCCAGAGGAAAAGCCTAAAGCTAAGAAAACAACATATACAAATATTCTTGAAGGAGAATAAACATGGCTTTTGCACAAGGTAGCCGTTCCAGCCTCTCATACATCACAGAGACTGGCTTTGGCACTACTCCCTCCACCCCCACTTTCGCTTACCTCCCAATGAACACACACTCACTCGACCTTACAAAAGATCGTGTTGAGGGTAACGAAATTCAAGCTGACCGTATGCCTCGTGTAGACCGTCACGGTAACCGTCAAGCTGGTGGTTCACTTGAAGTTGACCTCCGTAAAGGTGACTTTGACGAACTCTTCGAGAGTGCCTTCCTTAGCTCTTACTCAACTGACGTACTGAAGATTGGTACTACACCTAAGTACTTCACGATGGAAGATGCTGCACAAGACATCTCTCAGTACCGCCTCTTCACAGGCATGTCAGTATCAACCATGAACGTCTCTATTGCTCCAAACCAGATGGTTACAGCGACATTCGACATGGTTGGTAAGGGTATGACCCAAGCTGGTACAACTGGCTCCACAGGCGGCACTCCTACAGCCTCTTCAACCAACGCACCTTTCGATAGCTACAGTGGTACAATCTCAGACGGTGGCTCAAGCATTGCTATCGTAACTTCGATTGACTTCTCAGTATCTAACTCCTTCGCCCCTACATTTGTAGTTGGTGCTGACACAGCTCAATCTCTTGAGTACGGTCGTGCGGTAGTAGAAGGTACAATGACTGTATACTACGAAGATGAGACACTCATCAACAAATTCCTGAACGAGACAGAATCTTCGATTGAAGTATCGGTAGACGATCCTACGGGCGCTAACCCATACACGTTCTTGTTCCCACGAGTTAAGTACAATGGTGCTTCTGTTCCTGTACAGAACCCACAGAGCCGTTTGATTACTCTCCCATTCGTGTCACTCTATGATGGCACAGAGGGTTCTAACCTTACGCTCACACGTACATCGTAATCCCTAGCTAGGGTAGGGGAGGCGTTGGTGTCGGGTCTGATGCCTCCCCACTACAAAGACGACCCGACATAATCTCGACAACACATCATATAAAGGAATCCCGACATGGACCTGATGAACATTGGTACTACAAAAGAAACTACAAATGTAACCCTGTACAACCCCGTGAACTCTGAAATCCTTACGAATGAGGATCGTTCAGAGATGACCATTACAGTACATGGGCCATACTCGAAGAAATACAAGACTATCTCTCACGCTCAACAGAACCGCCGCTTGATGAAAGCGCAACGGACTGGCGGTAAGCTCAACCTCACTGCTGAGGAAATTGAGGCTTCTGCACTGGACCTTCTGGTTAAGTGTGTTGATGGTTGGAACATTACTCTTGGTGGTGAACAACCAGACTGTACGGAAGCTAAGGTACGTGAAGTGTTTGAAGCACTCCCTTGGGTCCGTGAGCAGGTTGATGCAGCACTAGGTGATGCTCAGGCTTTTTTGGACAAGTAAGGGCAGAACTAGAGGAGTACGCTGAGTATTCCTTTAAGATGGGTAGGAAGGTCTCTGGTAGCAAAGGTAAAGCTACAGAGGCCGACCACCTAGCCCAAGTCGCCAAACAGTTAGGGAAGGATGTGTCTGAAATTGAACAAGCTAATTCTGATGCACTCTTCCCTGATGTAGCTTCCCACTTATGGTCTACATTCCTAGAACTACACGATGGTAGAACCTACGGTATGAGTGGACCTAACCCAATATCTTATGACATCATCAAGGCTTGGTGTGATATTACAGGTATAGAGCTTTCCCCTTGGGAAGTAACTACCATAAAAGCCTTGGACAATCTCTGGATTAAAACTACTGGCGAGGAAGCAGATGGCTGATCTTATTGAACTTGATCTAGTTGTAAGAGACAAAGGGCTAAAGCAGTCCCTTACTACAGTAGAAAGGTTGGAGCGTCAGATTGTCAAGGCTGCTAAGGCCGTTGACCAAAACCGTATTTCTCAAGATCGTTACAATAAGGTTCTGCTTCAAGCTAAGAGGGAATACCAAGCTCTTGGTGTGTCTAGTCAGAAGGCTACCTCTCAAGTTCGTAGGTTTGCAGAAGCTAACAGAGAGGCTGCACGATCGTGACTGGGAAAC